TACTATACCCATGTCTTATCAATAACCAATCAGTATATGACAACTCAAGACCTATTCTACACTCCTCCAGATACAATAATATTTTTGGAGATGCAACGAATTGCTATCAGTATCTGGAACACTTACGACGACTCTCACTGATATGCTACTGAAAAAATAGAAAAAGTGCAATCGTTATTAAACGAATGAAGCGACTTTTGCTACATCTACAATATGTTTGACACAAATAATCAACTGATAGCAAGAAGCAAGATGAGTAATGAATGCTTTGAAGAAATAACAAAAAGAGTACATATAGACGAGTGGACTGAAAGACAATCACTTGCACACGGTGCAACTTACTCAGACTCTTACGATATAGAATAATGAAAACAATCCTCTGAATAACAGCTCTTGCAATGCTTGTCGCAGGAGCTTACGGAATACATCCGTACTTCGCTTTATTCCTCTGAGGGATAATCTTACTTAACGCAGCTAACAATATCTAATATGAACACAAAAACAGTACGAATAAACGGAGAACACTTTGCTCCAACTATTATTCCAAGAGTCTACATCCAAGTAGACACCAAGAAAGGTCTTGAAGCATACAGAACATTTAACGAGATATATTCCAAGTATCCAGTTGGTGGAAGAATACTCGATGACATAAACGAAATGAAGTCAACTCAAGCAGAAGGTATATACTATACTCAAGTATAATTTGAAATACTAAAATTATCCATATAATCAAACTATGGATACACGATATACCGAACTCGTAAACAATATCAGAAAGGCAGAGGATTTACAAACTCTGTCTTTTTTACATATTGAGATGATTAAAGTTTCTAATCACAATACGGAAATATTTGTGAAACTTCATGCAGAATATCGAAAACAGAAAAAGAAGATTTGCAATAAGAAGAAGATTAAATATATTGTCCATACCACTTAAGACCTGAAACGACAGGCAGCGAGTATTCTCGAACATTACGAAAGAGAATATGGTAAGGAGCGAAAGCTCGGGGGTAGTAATGTAACTCAAGACTGCACAAGCATACTGAATTATATTCAACAGCCGTACAGGTATCCGAAAAGGATATTCCAGTAAAAGGGAACAAAGGCTTTAAACCTGTCTAGTACGAGGCTCAACATAGAGTTTCGGAAGATGTCCACAGTAGTATTTTATTGAAAATATACTGGGGGCTTAAGGGGGGAATTTCCTCACAGAACTAACAACAGCTCCTGAATTACTAAAACCATTATGCAAGTAACTGATACACTCGAAGAGATTGATAATCACATCTCACAGATAGAATACGAAGCTGAACGAGATTGAATAGATGAGATTACAGCAGAGTTATATATCCTGATCCGAAACCTCAGAGAACAAACAGCAGAAGTAACAGAGTATCAATCTAACCAAATAGAGATTATGAAAAAAGAGATACAAATGCTAAAAAGTAAAAAGTCGGCAAACTTTCTTGATTTTTCGGTATATTTCGCTATATTTATTGTGGTTGTTGGTATTATTTCCATAATATCTAAATAATGAGAGTAGATAGACTTAAGAACACTAAAAAGGTCATCGAAGAAGTTATTGTAAATCCATTACAGACTCATAGAGAAATAGCTGAAAGCACCTGAGTATCAAAATCAGCAGTGTGAAGAGCATTGCAAGAACTGGGTCAAATTGGTCCAAAAGATGACAAGATACTTGCTATTACTGACACAGACCTTTCTATCGTAGAGAAATGACAGAGAGAAATAGACAGGAGATTGTGAAACCAAGAAGAACTCGCAAAGATGAGAACTGGCGAAATCTCACAAGTTCTTAGAGAGTCAACAGCAAGATATACATTATTCCGAGGAACTGCAACTGATAGTTCTGGATGAGCTAGAGAAGTAGTAATCGAGATATAATGAAAATCAACCTTTCAAAAGCTCTCCGACCTTGGCAGAAAGACTTTATAATAAACAAGAAACGATTTAATGTTCTTGTAGTTCACAGGCGAGCAGGAAAAACAGTTTGAGCCTTGCTTGATGTTATCGTTCAGATGATAAAGGAACAGTGAGATTATTGATATATTGCGCCAACCTACACTCAGGCAAAGAAAATAGCTTGGAAGCTTATACAAAAGTTCGGAAACCAAATATCTGACTTCAAGTATAACAATTCGGAACTTATCGCAACTTATAACAATGGCTCAACACTTACTTTGTTTGGTGCTGAAACTCCTGACTCTCTCCGAGGATTAGACCTCAAGGGAGTTATTTTTGACGAATACGCACAACAGCCAAGCAATATCTATTGAGAGATTATCTTCCCAATGATAAATGCAAACGGTTGATGGGTAACATGGATTGGAACACCGAAATGAAAGAACAGTTTTTGGAAACTTTACAAGCGAGCAAAAGAGGATGAAAGATTTTATACAGCTCTCCTCACTTATCGTGATACTGACTTATTATCTGAGGAGCAAATAAACGATGCACGAGCCGAAATGACTCCAGAGGAGTTTGAGCAAGAATACAACTGTTCTTGGGATGCAAGTATTCGTGGTGCTGTTTATGGTAAAGAGTTAGCGCAAGCACATGCAGATGGAAGAGTGAAGCGAGGGATTTATGATCCAAACATAGAAGTAACAACATTCTGGGACTTAGGTATCTCGGACGCTATGTCCATCCTATTCGTACAAACAGCAGGAAACGAAATACACATAATCGACCATTACACCAACACTGGATACTGACTGGAACATTATGCTTGAATATTACAATCAAAGCCTTACAAGTATAAAAATCACTATTTCCCTCACGATATTCGCAACAGAGAACTTGGAACAGGATTGAGTAGAATGCAAGTCGCTATCAATCTCCTCGGAAACATCTGTAAAATAGTTCCATCATCTTCTATTGAGTCCTGAATAAATGCCTGACGACTTATCTTCAAGAATATCTGGATAGATGAAACACTTGATAGTTTCATTAACAATATCTCACTTTATCAATACGAATACGATGACAAACTCGGAATGTATAAGAAGTCTCCGAAGCACGACTTTACTTCACATGATGCCGACTGTTATCGTTATATGGCAGTAGTTTACGAACACCTTATCAAAACTCCTGCAGTAGAAGCTCCAAAGAAATCCGAACAGGAAAGAAGGCAAGAAGAACTCGACAACTTTATATTTCAGTTAGATGAGCCAATAGAAGAAATGAATTTTTCGGCTTATTAGTTGAATTTTCGTTGATTATAGATATATTTAATATCAGTATTACAAAAAATCAAACATGTTTCAGTTGTCTGATGAAGAAATCCTCGTACAAATTCGCTACGAAAAAGAAATGGGCGAGAATTATGTAAACCCTGAGAGAATTAAACTCGAGGCTGATTTATCTCTCATCCGTGGAATAAAGGCAAAGGGCAAAGATGATTATATCTGAGACCATACAACATATTCACATGTTAAGGCTCTCGTTGCTCGTTCATTCCGAAACAAGATACCAGTTACCATCCGAGGAGACAAGAACGGAGCTGACAGAACAGTTAAGATGCTCAATGCTTGCTTCAAGGAAGACCAAGAGTCAACATATTCAAAGGCTATTCGCTTTATGAAGGAAACTGACAAATACTCCACAGGTATTGCAATCGTAGCAAAGACAGGATGGGATTGAGTGTATAAGAGAAACAAGTTTGAGGTTATCAATCCATTACTCGCAGTTCCAGACCCTTACGGAGACTATTTTACAGGAAACTATCGGTATATCGGTTTCTACACAGTAAAGAGCAAGCAGGAAGTCGAGGAAGAAGGTTATGATACTTCTTACCTTCAAGATGCTACATACTGAGAGAAGGAACAAAAGAAACGAGAAGCAGAAGACGGAGGACTTGTTCCACAGTCAGACAAAACAATGTATGACTTCTACTTACACTTCACACACATCGGAGAGAAGAAAGCATGGTTTCTCACAGATGGAGAATGTAAACATATCTTCAAGAGTGAAATCATAGAAGCAGGAGACAGTTTCTCAGAGAAGGAAGAAGATGCAATCAGTTTCCCATTCGCTTTCTATTATTATTCTCCAATTCGTGGAAACTTCTTCGGAGACAGAATAGCCAACTATACAAGAGACGTGCAGAAATGGAAGTCTGAGATGAGAAATCTACAAAGAGACAAAGTTCGAGCAGAACTCTATCCTATGTACCTATACAATAAAGACTATGTAAACGGAAAAGACCTATCATTCGGATTTAACAAAGGTATTCCAGTTTCCACAGGTCTCGAAGGTCCTCAAGTATCTCTCGGAAATATTGTATCGCCAATAGTGAAAGACTTACGAACGGACAATACGAACTTGATGATTAACGAAGTTGAGTACGACTTACAAAGAGCTACTTCAATCGGTCCAGTCGTTCAAGGCTCAACACCTCAGAGACGTGAAGCTCTCGGAACTAACAAACTCGTTCAAGATAACACTGATATTAACCTTTCACTCAACGAGGAAATAGATGCAATCGGAGATGAACAGTATGTGAAACTTTGGTTCTCTGGATACTATCAGAACTTTGAGAAGGGAGACAGAAAGACAGTATTCGCAGGCTCATCAACAGGTCAAATTGCAATCGTTCTAAAGAGAGAAGACTTCGTATTCGAAGGAAATCTCACACTCTCTATTGAAACAAACGCACAATCAGAGGAAAGGAAACGGAAAGAAGCAGCAGCATATATCCAAACAGCTCCTCTTATCCTCCAAGACCCAACGATAAACGAAGCAAGTAAACGAACAACACTCCGAAGGTTAATGCAGGCAAACGGAATATCCGATGAAGATATAGACGCAGAAGTTCCAAAAACTCCTCAACAAAAGTTGCAAGAGATAGAGAACGAACAACTCAAGGCTTGAATATATGTTCCTATCAACGCAGATGATGACGATGAACAACATCTCATCGCAATGTGAGATATAGACCCTGATAACATGCTTATGGTAGCTCACCAACTCGACCATATCATGGCAAGTATCAAGAAATGAAAGCCACAGGAAGTAGAAGGAGGAAATCAAATGCTTAATGCCTGAATGTCTCAGGCAATGGCACAAGCAGGAAGCGAAGTAATTAGTCAATAACCTTATTATATATGACAGCAGAAGCACAAATGGAAGCAGAAGTACTAGCAGAAGCAGAACTCGCACAGAAACGAGAAAAGCTCAAAGGATTGCTCAAGTACGAGAAATCGGAACAATACGCAGAGCTTACAGTATACTGTAAGGAAATGGAAGAGAAAGCACTTGCAGAAGTAAAGTATGAACTAGAGGAAAGAGATGAAATCACTATCGAATACTCAACAGTATCTGAAAGAAAAGTATACATCGAAGTTCTCCGAGATTACGTTGATAAAATCACAAATCCAGAGTTCAAAGAGTATATTGAGAAACGGATTGAAGCTCACATCTCATTCTGTGAAAACAGAGCAGGCGAAGATACTCCAATCTACTCACTCTTAGACCTCAAGAAGTTTGTACGACAAGAATACCACAATCTCCATTTCTATCTTGAGTTCTGCATAGAGTCATACAAAGAGGAAAAAAAACAAGACGAAGACAACTCAGCATACTAAATCTCGATACACAGCTATTCACGGATGGCTGTAATTGGCATTTAGCCAAGCACAATACGTGCATTATAACCAAACCTTTCTATGACTGAAAACATGGAAGAGCTAGAACTCGACGACAGCTCAAGCGAAAGCGAAACAGTGAACGAGACGGACGAAGGCAATTCGGACGGAGACGAAACCCAGAAACAGGACAAGAAGAAAAAGTCTACATCGGAGAAGTTCAAAGAACTACACCGAAAGGCTAAGCAAGCAGAAGCACTCGAAAAAGAGTTGCAAGATGCTCGTGAAGAACTGGAGCAATGGAGGAGTGAAAACCCTGAGATTGTGAAAGGTTATCTTGAAAAGAAAGAGGAAACAACACTCGAAAAGAGAGTATTCCTTATCGAAAATCCTGATGCTAAAGAACATTTTGGACAAGTGGAAGCACGTGCCAAGAAGTACAATATGCCTTTAGATGAAGCATGGGAAGACATCAAACTGAGACTTCCAGCAGAAAGCCGAAGTAAAACAGACTTCTCATTCACTGGTAAAAATAAACCAGCTCAAAAGGATCTAAACAGTATGACAGCCGACGAGGCTCTTGAACTTAGTCCTGAAAAGAGAAAAGAATGGAGGAAAGTACACGGTTTCTACGGATAGCTCGGAACATTGCCATAAATCACTTAATTATCATTTATGAGCAATGTATTCACATCAGCAGTAAAACAACACTGGGCTGATATGTTCCAAGAAAATCTTGAGAAAGACCTTCTCGCAATGGAACTTGTAAAGATGGAAAATGTACCTAACGGAACAACTAAAAACCTTCCTTACATCAACTTCCAAAAGCCTGTACAATACGTAAAGTACACATCAGTTACTAGCGTAGATGCAGTAACAGGAAACGACCAATTGGTTATCAATCAGACACCAATGGTGCCGTTTGAAATCGATAGAATTGATATTGACGACAATTACCTAGATGTTACTCCTGAACTTATCAGTGGTGCAGGGTATATGCTCAAGTCAGCAATCGACGGAGACGTTATGGGACAAGCACTCGTTGCAAATTCTGTTTACAACTCTAACGGTCTAAACGGTGCAGGAACTGCTCCAGTAGCTCTCACACTATCAGCAGGAACTGGATATATAGCAACTGTTTTCGGAAAGTCTAAATCACGACTTACGGCAGCAGGAGTAAATCCACAAAAGCTCTGCATGGTAGTAGACAGCGACACAGTAGACGAACTCGCAAATCTCGGACTCGAAAAGGGTTTCAACATTGCAGACGAAAGTTTCGCACGAGGTTTCCGTGGAATGTTCAAGGGAATGAAGGTATACGAATCCAACAACCTTACAGCGACTCGCTCACTTGCTATGGCAACAAACCCAACAGCAGGCGACACACTAACTGTACTCGGAATTACCTTCACTTATGTTTCATCAATTGGAACAACCCCTGGTAATATTCTTATCGGAGCAAATGCAGCAGCAACTGTTGACAATACTGTTGCAGCAATCAACGGTGGTGCAGGAGCTGGTACAACTTACATCGCAATCGCTGACCCATCAGTTCTTGCAGGTGTAACAGCAACAGACAACACAACATCTATTCTTCTCACTTCAAAGAGTGGTCGAATGTATGCAGACTCTACTCTTACTGCTTCTGGTGATAAGTTTGGAGCTGAAAGTGTAAACTGCTGGATTACTGAAAAGGGTGCGACTCGACTCGCTCTCCGAAATTCAGTTGAAATCAAGCAGGACTCAGACCCTGATTCTCTCGTTGAGAAATTCAAGGTTTGGTCTCGATATGGTATCGTTACTCCAACTAGAGGTAAGGCTCGGATGGTACGCGTTATCATCCAAGGAAGTGCAGCTGAATAATCGGTAGCAAATCAATCTCTCAAGGGGGATTGGTTGGTACTTATTAACCTTACATTATGTCAAAGAACACAAAAACAAGTGTTAAACCAGTAAAAACTGAATTAAACACACCAGAAACAATCGTTGAAACGAAAGACGATACAACACAGGTTGAAGCACCTAAAAACGATGATAAAGCACAAAAGATTGAGTCAAAAAAATCAGAAGTTGCAACTTTCCCAGTATTCTGTATAAAAGAGAACAAATTCGCTTTTATCACAGAAGAACAGTTCAATATTTACAATCATAAACGAGTTTAACTATGAATGTTACCCAAATCATCTCGAAGGCTCGAAGAAAAGCCAAATGCACAACAAGCAATGTATCAGATACGGTCGCTCTTGATTATCTTAATTGAGTCAAAGATGAATTTTGGGCAGAAGTAGTACAACGACTTGAGGAAGATTACAACTGGCAGGAATGGACAGGCAATATTGTTGCTTGAATTTCTGAGTATGCGTTTCCAGATAGAACACTTATTTCGGACAAACTCAAAACGGTAAAATCACTCTCACTTGCTTACGATACATCCGACACTTATAAAAACGGCAATCTTGTATTTTACAAGGCTAATCCAGTAGACGCTGAAAGTCTCGACAAAGATTGGAGATATTACCTTGAGAATAGAGATATTCAAGTTCCACTCTTTAAGATTGTAGACAATTCAATTTGTATCGCTCCAATGCCTCTTGTTACTGTTACTGATGGTATGATTATCACAGGAGCAAAAGAGCTTGATGATTACGAGCTTGACACAGTAGAGTATGATATAGGCTTTGATAAAGAATACCACGATGTTCTCGTTGACGGACTTGCGGAACAACTCGGAATAGACAAAGGATTGCCTATTGATGACATAGCTTATCTCGGACAATCATACAAGGCCCGAATGGAAAAAGCTATCAAGCAAATGGCAAGTCGAAAGGAAGGAACTATAACTCTCGATTACCCTCAATAATATGGCAATACAACAGTGGACATGGTCGAACTTCTATCTCGGTATTGGAGAAGATAGAAGATTTTGAGCAGAGAAAGGATATTTCCAAGCGAATTACGGTATAGATACGCAAGCAGAGCCAAGAGGAATACGACTCACAGCTTGAGCAGTGGAACAGTACGATTTTGATTATGGAAACTGTACACTTATGTGAAGGCTTGAGGATTGGTTTTCTGATCAGTCTGGTTGGTTGCATGTAGTAAACGATAAACTGTACAAGAATGGTACTCTCGTTGGCTCGTTATCTTCTGGAGTAACTGGATGGTGTCAGAGTTCTATATCTTCTGATGCTTATGTTCTATTTTTTGGAACTTCTACGATAGATGTTCTGAATGTTGGCACAAATGCTATCACTCTAGCGATAGGTTCGTTTACAGGGTACGGAACAGCAAGACCAACACTCTCAATGACGACAGAAGATGATGTTACTGGGTCAACTATCTATTTTTGAGTTTGAAACACAATAAAAGTAGTTGAACACACTTGACCTACTATAATAGTACCACCTACAAATGTTCTTGTAGTATGATTATGAGAACAGATTACAGGACTTACAAGATATAACACAGAATACAGAGTATATACAAAGGCTTGACTCAGTAACGGCTCGCTTGGCAAACAATATATGTGGGATTGACGTTCGGAAGAGTTCAACAGTTTTATAGAATGGAACTCAACTCCAATTCTTGCGGTAGCAAATGGCGGAATGGTAGACTATGTACTTGCAGGAATATCCGAAGAATTTACAGACCTTTATATCACAACTGGAACGGAACGGAAACTCGTTCGGACTGGACTCGCAGGAGGAAGATGACGGAGATTTCTCCCAAAGATGGCAGTATGTAGGGATATAGTTTATATTCTCTGAGCTATGGACCTTGCAAGAGTCGGAGAAACTTCACAAAGAGTATCTTGTATATTCTCATACGGAACAGAAAACGCAGGATTTCCGAAGGGATTGCAGATAGAACACGAATGGACGGAAGGGCAGGTTGATTTCTGTAACTTGTATCCAACAGATGATAACCTATACTTTCTTATTGGTAAATCTGGAGTAACTGATATAGCATATTCCTACTCTATACAAAAAAGACTCGCTCCATCGGTAGACTATCGAACATCAGGAACAATCGTATCAAACACTTTTCAAGGATGAGTTGTATGGGCAGTAAAGGAGTTGAAGCAAATAAACATCGGATATTCTCTTGAGTCCGAACTTGGATATGGTGGAAGTATAAAACTATATTACAGAGTCAAACCATACGGAGACTTCACTCTATTATCTACCATCACAGACAGCTCGGAGAACTTCACAAAGATATTCGGAAACCAGATAGAGCAGACAAAATTCAATGAGCTAGAATTGAAACTTGAACTCATTGCAGATGAAGACAAAACACCATTCGTATACGAAGTAACAACTATTTACGATGATAACCTCAGAGCATAATGGACTACTCTACTGAAATCAAACCTCCAAAGATTGGAGAGGAAGTATCATATGAAGAGCCTAGCTTCCAAACACCATACCAAGAAGGGCGAGCAAAGCCACAAATTGCATACAAAACTGGACTTCTCGGAAAGCCAAAGTTTGTACTTCAAACAATCGACACATCAACTGGAAACACCTTCACATTTTACGCACCAACAGAAAAACCCGAATAGTATTGAACTTTCGGGCTTTTTGCATATTATATAACAAGTTATAAAATTCAATCCAATGGCAACAAAATCACAATCACTTATTGACTTAGGTAAACAGGTTTTAGCAGAGAACAAAGCACCAGTGGAAACACCAGTTGCAACAGCTCCAGAAGTTTCAACACCTGTAAATCAGCCAGCCACACCAACAACGGTACTTCCACCACCAGTTCAAGCACCTGCACCAGTTTCAACAACTCCTGAAAAGTCCCAATGACTTATTGATTTAGGAAAGCAAGTATTGGCAGAGAACAAAGCTCCAGTTGCACCTGCTCCAGTAGAAGCACCAGTTGCTCCAGTAGTAGACAACAAGCCAGCTACTCCTTCAACTGTTCAAGCACCTGCAACTCCAAAGCCAACAGCAGAGGACAAGAAGGTACAGGAAACAACCAATCAAGCTCTTGCTATCAATAAAATGGTAGACAAAAACAGAGCCAATGGTATGGATGAACAGCAGGCTTTCCAATCAGCAATGAAAGAGTTTCGAGGAGTCAAGCCAACTGTCAGAGAACTCCGAACATCTGTTCCAGATACTGGAAGACTCGGAACACCAGACGAGAGACGAGCGCAATTTGAGAATAACAAGCTATCAAAGTATAACACGATGACTAGCGAGCAGTTATTTTCAGAGCTTAAATCTTGAAATCTTACACCAAAAGTACAACAGGAATTATCACAAAACCCTGCGTATGCGAAAGCAAAGGAAAAGTACGACAAACAGAAGCAAGTTGATAATATAAACAGCTCAACAGCTTCTCTTTTAGGTGTTCAAACTCAAAAAGACCCACTCGCAGAGCTTTCAAATACTCTTGTAAATATCTTTTCACAGCAAGGTGGGCAATCATCAGTTGGACAGTTTAGAGAGTATCTGTCGCAAAACCCTACAATCACAGGAAAAACAGCCGAATACAACACTTTAGCAGCAGAACGAATGGAAGTACAGCGAGCGAGGGATAGTGTAGTGAAAGACTTGAAAAAGAAGTATGCTCTTCCTATGTCTACAATTCTCGCAATGGCAGCACGAGAAACAGAGCCACTTAATGAACGATTAAACACCTTGAATGACTCAATGGCAATACTTGGCTCTGAAATCAAGCAAGAAACAGAATTTGCACAAAAAGAGTTTGATATTTTCCGTGAAGAACAACAGGCACAGCAAGCGAAACAAGCACAACTTCAACAGCTTCTCGGAAACTTGGCTATTTCAGACTACCAAACAACTCGAAGTCAGCAATTTGATGTTGCCAAAATGCAGATGGGGCAGGAATACCAAAAAGAACAAATGGCTATCCAAAACAAATACGAAACCGACAGAGATGTTAATAATTTTGTACAGGATTTACAGAAGATTGGTATACAAAACGAGTTTGATTTCCAAAAAGCTCTACAAAATCAAGGATTTCAGAAAGAGTTGCTTGCACTTAATCAGAAATACGAAAATTCTAGAAGTGTTAGAGACTTCCAAAACGATATTACAAAGATGGGTCTACAATTTAATATGGCTCAACAAGGAAAAGCTCTTGATTTAGCGAATGAAAGAGAGATGTTAGATTACAAGGCTTCACTTGATCCAGATTTAGCGGAGAAATGGGAAGCAGTTCGAGCAAAGGCAACAGAAAACAGCTCACTTGCAGACCTTTATGGAAAGAATGTAGGAACATACGAAGGGAACAGATGATACGACCTTGCAGGAAAAATGGGCGATGCTATCGTTGCACCTCCAGGGGCAAGAGTTATTGAAGTAAACTCATTAAATGATGATGGGACAGTTTCTATAATCAAGGACGCAGGAGAAGGACAAACACCTATCTGAATGTCAGGGAAAGATAAAGGATGGGGCAATTCAGTAGTTTTACAACTTCCAGATGGTAAGTTTATGAGACTTTCACACCTTCAAAACATAAATGCCAATGTATGAAGCACTCTCGCAGGTGGGCAAGTAGTTTGAACACGAGGAAACTCAGGAAATGTAGTAGGAAAGAATGGGGAAAAACTCACACCTGAGCAATTAGCAGCAGGAAGATGAGCACACGTTGATGTTGAGATTGCAGAAGACTCTGGATTTAAAAAACTCCTCAATCAAAGCGAGCAACTTGAATATCTAAAGAGTGTAAAGCCTTTCGCAAAGCAAGTACAGCAAGAAGGTATAACTGATGTAGATATTGAAACCTTCAATAACCCTACTTTTAAGCCAGCAGATATAAAAGACCCTACAACAAAGGCGAAATTTGATGCTTACACTAAAGAAAAGGCAAGAATAAAGACTGCCAAAGATGTTTCCATTGATGATATACTTCGTTTCTCAGCTGGTGGCAAGGATTTATCAGATACAAATGTAATTTCTTTAACCAAGTACAATCAAGCACTTCAACAATTGGATTGAATAGAAAAACAAATTAAAGATACAAACAACTGACCTATTATTTGAAAAATTGCACAGCTTAATCCTTACGATACTAATTCCCAAGTATTGAAGGCAGCACTCTCAGCACTTATACCAAATCTTGCTCGATGAGTATACGGAGAAGTTGGAGTGTTGACTGACCAAGATATTGAAAACTATGCAAAGACTATCCCAAATCTTACTAGTACGGATGCTGTAAACGATGCAGTTCTTGCGATGACACTCGATACAGTAGCAGAAGGGTATAAACAACAACTCCGAACACTCGCAGCAAGTGGAAGAGATGTATCTGGTTTCGTTTCTCTTTACGGAGAGTTGAAAGCACAGGCAGACAATCTAAAGGCAGGAATTGGAATGACAGGACAGCCAACACAAACACAAAAACAAGGAAGTTATGATGCTTATATGTCTAAACCACTCTACTAATGGCACTCTCTCAATATGCTCTCTCTCAACTAAATGTAAAATGAGAGAGAGACACGAAACCAAGTATGTTTGATTTTTCAGCACAAAGCCAAACAGTACCAAAAAAGCTCTCACGACAAGAAGTTGTTGAGGCTCTTAAAAATGTCCCTGATAAGAATGCAGGTTTTGATGCTCTTTTAAATGCAGGCTATGAAATAGAATGATACGAGCCACAAATACAGACTCCAGCACCTGCACCAGTAAAAGAAAGCTCCACAGCCTCAAGTATTGGGGATTTTTTCGCAGGATTATCACAAGCACCATACCAAGCAGTTGGAGGAATACTAGAAGTTGCTTGAGATGTGGTTTCTGCTCCGTTTTCGGATACTGTATCGTATGGTTGAATATTTACATGAGGGAATAAAGGTGGTGTATGACAGTTTGCTAGAAACACTAAAGAAATGTTACTAAAATGAAGCAAAGAGGCTTTCAATGTACAAAACGAGTGAGCATACAAAGGTGGATTGACTACTTGAGCTGTTGCATCATCTATATTAACTCCTGGAGGTGTTCTTTGAAAGGTAAAAGATGTATGAACTCTCGGAAAAATAGGACTCTGAGCAACCCAATGAGCTATTGAAACAGCTAAGTTCAATGTTGTAAATGAGTGAAGAATAGGAACACCAACAGAACTAGGAACAGGAGCCTTGCTTTGAGGTGGTCTTGCTTGAGCTTGAGTATGATTATCAGCTGGAAAGAAATATCTTACTGAAAAACTACCACTCTGACTGATTGGCACTGGTATCGCTACTCCATCAAAGCTATTAAATGCAAGCGAGCGACTAAATAAGTTATGAGACCCTGCGTTCCAAGACGCAAACTCAGCTTCCAAATGGCTACTTAAAAACAAGATATCATGAGAACTCGATACAAGAGTTAGTCAGCTTAATTCACTAGCTCAATCAGCGAGAGAAAAGGCACAGAATTTATTGAAATCAAGTAAAGTTACAGTTTCAGACGATGTTGCAGGAGAAATGAAGAAATGACTTGAAGCACTTAAGCCAAAACTAGAAACTGCTTGACTCACAAAATATACTTCTTTTATTGATGATTTTCTTGCTAAAGATAAGATTACAGCCGAAGAACTAAATAAGGCTCGTACATTTATAGCAGACAAAGGAGGAATATTCAAACAGTCTGGAGATTGGGTTGACTCACTCCAAAAAGAAGCACTCCAAGATATATGGAAAAATTCATCTAAGTATCTTGACGAAGCTATACCATGATTTAGGGCGAGCAATAAAGATTATGAAGTTGCTTCTGCACTCGCTGAGTCTATCGGTCTAAAGATTGCACAAGACCAAGCACGACAGGTATTTTCACTTGTAAATGTGGCTTGAGCATGAATAGGTGGTACAATTTGAGCCTTGACAGCAGACGACCCTATGAACATGTTAAAGAATGCAGCAATCGGAGCAGCAGTTTGAGCTTCTGGAAGATATATATTTTCCCCTTCTAACATGTCAAAGCTCGCTATTAAACTTAATGAGTATGCGACAAAAACGGAAGCGAACGCAGCAACAAAGGCAATCGAAACATTTATAAAATCAAGAGGTGCAACTCCTATACCACAAAAGTACATTGATATAATCAAAAAAGCCACTGGAAAAGCTCCAAAAAATATCAGCACTCCGAAAGTACCGAAAGGAGCAACGGAAGCAAAGAAAGCCAAGAAATTAAAACCTGATTATGTTCAGAAATAGACAACAACCGAACAATCCTATATTGGATGAATTAGGACAGCCAATCTTTGATGAGACTGGCTATCCTATCTGCGAGGAGAACGGACAAGAGTATACAAATAGAACAAATGTAAGGAAAAGGATGTGATATGACTGAGATTTCCCATATGATGCTCCGATTGCTTACGATAAAGCATATACTAACAATAACAATTAACTATGGCAACAAACTTTCCATCAAGTCTGGATACATTTACAAATATCACAGACCCAACAGTTACAACAACGGAAACCGAAGTGGGTGGAAGAACTCACTCGGAGTTTCATAACGATTACAACGATGCACTTGAAGCACTTGAAGCAAAGGTTGGTGCTGACGGCTCGGCTGTAACAAGTTCGCACTCTTATAAAATTGCTACACTTGAGGGAGCTTTCCCATCAGCTTCCGTAAACAATGAACTTGCACTATTCTCTGGAACAAGTGGTAAGGTTTTGAAACGGTCAACTGATACTTGACTTGTAAAGGTTACGAGTTGAATAGCAAGTGTTGCGACTCCATGAACTGATTACGCAAGTGCAGGGGCAGTTGGATCATCCTGACTCACAATGGCAACGGCTAAACTTCTCGGAAGAGGAACAGCAAGCACAGGAGCGATTGAGGAATTAACTGTATGAAGTGGTTTGTCTCTCTCATGAACAACTCTATCAGCACAATCTATCGGAGCGAGTGTATTTTACACAGGAACTGCACAGGCTTCATCAGCAACTCCAAACACTTGGACAACACTTAATTTCAATAACGAAAGATACGATACTTCAAGTTTTCATGACAATATCACAAATAATCCAAGACTTACAGTACCAGCTTCTTGAACTTATAGAATTTGTGCTTGATTTTACTTTCAATCTGCAGCCTCTTGAAATGCTAACTGGATAGGTATCTTAAAGAATTGAACGACTCTTATTCTTGAGAGACCTTTGAGAGATGCTGGAGGAGCTGGAAACCAAGATTATAGTTTTGATGTAAGTGTTGCAGATGTAGCGAGTAGTGGAGACTATTACGAAGTGCAAATAAAATCAACTGCTAGTGCTAATATGTCAGTAGTTTGAAGTTCAACTGCTTCAAATGCTTTTGAAATTACTAGAATTTAATTTACCTTTTATGTCAAAAATATCAGAATACCCATCAGGAACTCCTGAGAACTCAGACTTACTTGTATACGTTGATGTATCAGAGTCAGAGACAAAGAAAACAACACGTGAAAACTTGTTTGATAATATAGTTCTAAAAGACTCATCAAGCACAACAGCAGGGGCAATCAGATGGAATGGGACAAAGTTTCAAGGGTATACTTGAAGTGGGTGGGTAGACTTCCACTAGAATGAGACTATCAAAGTGAAATATCTGACTTTGACCAAATTCATGGGGCTTACTCCGTTATCTACTACCCTATAACGGAGTATTCCATACAGCAGCAAGATATCACGATATAGCCTATACTAGATGAGGAACAGAGAGAGACAGAGAAAGAGCCGACTCAATGTTTTATCGTTTAATGCTTGCAAAAAGTCAAGATAATTCTTGTAGAAAGTGCATAGCATGGATATACTATAAATTAGTCAAAAACCTCTGAAAATATCACTTCAATTACTTATGACTACCGAAATAACAACAGCAAAAATACTATGATATACTACTATTGTTATCGCAGTAGAATACGTATGAGCTTCCCCAGAAATGTTTTGATTACTTGTTGCACTTATGGTGTTTGATACAATGACAGGACTTGGGAAAAGATTTGCTCTCGGAAAGTGAGATATTACCTCAAGAGGTCTTTGGATTGGTGCTATGTCAAAAGTGTTTGTTCTTGTTATGCTTCTTCTTCTCGGTTGGTCTATTAAACTCACAGGGCTTAGTAATCAAATGGCAATCTCTGCCGTTATCGGACTATTTATAGGTGCTGAATTGTTCTCGTCTATTCAGAATATCTATATCATGCATACAAAGAAGGAAATCACGGAATTTGATGCAATCTCAAAAGTTCTCGGAGGGCTTATAGCTATCGTTCGATGATTTATAGAGAAGATGGTAACGAAGTAGCCTTGTTTTAAAGGGCTTTTTTTATATAATACAATTACTTTAACTTAACAATTATGCGACACTCATTTACAGCGACAACAACTGCACAATCAGTAGCAGGAAGTTTATTTATTCAAGAAAATCAGGCGATACAATCTATTGTAATCTGTAATCTTGGAGCAAATCCAGTATTCTTCACAAAGTACGGAACAGCAACAGCAACCGACTGTATTAAAATCCCTGCTGATACTCCTTTTGAAATACCAGTAACTCAGGCAATTCCTAGCTACTCATTTATCACAACTGGTGGAAACTCAGTAGTAGTATTAGAAACATTTTAAACATGAAATATCTACCAGCAAAAAGTGGCCCATGAACTATCGGCTTCGGTAGTCAATCATGGATTAACAGATGGAGTACAGGAGCTAGCATGATAACTTCTCGCAGACAAACTTTCGGTTGAGCTGTAAATTGAATACTTATAGTGGCTTGAGGGTTTACAACAGTATCAACAGCTGTCACAGAAGGCTATAATCCAGTTACAAATACTTGGAGTAGTTTAGCTAGTATGAATTTAGCTAAGAGAAACGGAGCAAGTGCTGTATTAGATGGGGAATTATATTGTATCGGTTGAAGTACAACAGCAGTAACGAACGATGTACAGAAATACAATCCTACAACAAACTCTTGGACAACTCTCAATAATTATCCAATCAGTGCAGAAGCCTTCCCATCATCAGTAGTAGGAACTTCTATTTATTGTTTTGGAGGATTTACAACTGTTAATGTAAACAACTGTTATAAGTATACAAAAGCAACTGACTCTTGGGCGAGTATAGCAAACTTCCCAACAACCAAAGGTAATGCTTCTGCGAGTGCCTATGGTAATAATATTTATATAATGGGTTGAAGTACGCCTCGTACTACTAATTATGAGTATGATACAGTTGCTGATACATTCACTTCAAAAACTGCATTGCCACTTGGAAAACAATTAGGAATACAAGCAACCATCTGAGAGTACATTTATATTACTGGTGGAACAGACGGCTCAGTACGAAATCAAACTTACAGATACTCTCCGTATTTAAACAATATGGTTACTCTAGCAAATATCCCAACTGCAAGATATGCTTGAGCAAGATGAGTAATTGACTGAAAACTATATATCACAGGCTGAACATCCACAGGAACTAACAACTTTGCAATACTAGATATCTATACCCCTTAACAATAACCTTTATGGAAAACGAAATCAAAAACTACACTCAAGAAGAATACGATGCGTTTATTGCAACTATCGACCTATCAGAAGTTGAAGCAGAGCTAAACAAAGTTCCAGTAAACCTCCATACTTTCGATGAACTCTACAACGGACACCAGATTGACAACCCAGCAAACTGACAATACTACTACACAGTAGAGGTGGCTGGAAGGATGTTTCTCCAGAATATCGTACCTTTCGTAGAAGGTAATCAACCTATCACAGAAGATAACAAAGAAGATGTAATCGCTACTCATCGTAAACAGCTTATAGCTGATTTCATAGCTAGCGAAAAAGCAAGAATAGCAGAGGAGTATTTCTCTAACAAACAATAGTATGCAAATAGATGTAACAACCACAGCACAGTTTGTGCCTATCAATCAGTTCTGTAATTGAGTATTACCACAACAGGTAAGTATTCAAAATAGAGGAGACTACCCAGTACACTTCACAGCACACTGAACAGCTACAACAGCTGACTGTATAAAGATACCAGCATGAAGGTCTCACTGAATATGGCTGACTCAATCCATTGAAGGATTATCGGTTATCTCCAACGGATGAACTTCCTCAACGATTATTACTGCTCTTGGAGAAGAGGTGGTAGCAGAAGCACCACCAGTTCCAAGAAATTGATTAGAAGCAGAATATTTACTTGCAACTAATAGCCTTGATACAAGTGGAAATTGATTTGATTGAACTGATACATTAGTTTGATACTTTGCAGGCTACGCAAGTTTATCAACTTCAAGCTATATTTCATTATGAAATGTTCTAAATTGGGAATACACACAACCATTCACTAAATGATTTTGGCATAAAACAACAGATAACTGAGCCAATAAGCACATTTTTTCAAAACAAAATCAATCTTGAGTCAATCAATGAACATGGATTGAAATGAATAACTGAAAGTATTGAATATGGTTATATAACGCAACAAGTGCAACAGATAATATAAGGCTTGAAACAGTATCAACTTTTAATGATGGAGATTGGCATTATGTAACATTCACTTATGATTGAAGTGGCAGTTACTTATGAGTCACAGTTTATGTAGATTGAGTAAGTGTATCAACTTCTTTAATTACATATACTTGAACTATTACAAACTCAATCTTAAATTCAGAATCTCTCCAGATAAATTGAAGATGGACAAGTACAGATTCAACTATGGAATGTGGTTTAGCTAAGTTGCGTGTATACGATAGAGTCCTTGATTTAGATGAAATAGAAATCCTATATTGAGATTGAATAGAATTTAATCCAGTTTGAGAAATAAACACACTTATTGTAGCATGAGGAGGTTGAGCATGAGCTGCAGCATGAGCATGAGGAGGAGGAGGAGGAGTTATAAAAGAAACATCTATACCAATATGATTAGGTTCATATACCGTAACTGTAGGGACTTGATGACTATGAAGTTCAAGTTCTAGTCTACAATGAGATAGTGGTACAAACTCTTTACTCTTCTCTTACTTAGCAGTTTGAGGTGGTGGGGGTGGAAGTAATCTTAATTCTTCTGGATTAAACGGTTGAAGTGGTGGATGAAATTGAGGTACATGAAATCCATGAATTATATTTTGACTTTGAACATCATTACAATGAAATAATTGAGGGGTTCATGCATTAACTGCTCCAGCTTATTGAAGTGGAGGTGGAGGTGGTGCCGGTTCAGTATGAGCTAATTGAACAGGAACAACATGAGGTAATGGATGAGATGGTATAGCTGACTCGATATCTGGCTCATCAGTTTACTACGGATGAGGAGGTGGAGGAAGTACATACGACAGTAACTGAACAGCAGGACTAGGATGACTCGGTTGAGGTTGAAATGGAAACATAAGTTGAAGTTGAGTAAACTGAGTAGATTGACTCTGATGAGGTGGAGGTTGAAATGGTAGTGATTGAGCATGAAACCCACTAGGAAACTGAGGAAATGGAGGAAGCTGAGTAGTAATAATTTCTTACACTACTTGAGAAATAACAGCGACTGGAGGAACAATTACTACAAGTGGAGGAAATACAATCCATACATTTACAAGCAACGGAACATTTACAGTCTCATAACCAACCAAAATGAACGAACTATACCTAAAACCAAACGGAGTAAAGGATTGCCCAGATGAACGAGACTTTAAGTTCTGAGCAATCGTAAAACCTCGAACAGATGTTCCTGAGGAAATACTCCCAGATTTCAAGAACGAAATCTTAAATCAAGGAAACACCATGCGTTGTACTCTGTTCTCTCCAGCAGGTGCAATTAACCATATGAATAGAAAAGAGTTTGGAGAGTTCGAGCTTACTAACTACCCTAGAAAAACTGGGGTAGAGTATCTTGAAGAAGCAATCAAAAGAGGATATTCAGAAATTAACTGATGGTACATTCAAGAATGAGTGAAACTCTACAGAGATAAATGAGACTTCACAGGATATGCAGTAGTAGACAAAACTAAAGATGCACTCAAGGAAGCAATAGCAAGTGGCAAACCAATCTGTGCAGGTTCTAACACTATTGACTGGAGCAAGACTGGAAAGTATGCACATATAGGAAATGGACAAGGACACGCATTCTATTTCCCATTCTATTCTAAGGAATGAGTAATAGTCCCAAACTCTTGGGGAGATACAGTACACGACCGAGGATACTTCACAATTAAGTGGGAAGATATTGGATGTCTATTTACTTGCTATGCTTTACTTGATAAATCGGATAAACCGTTTATTATGCAAGAGTATGCGAAGCTTCGAGGTTGGTGGAGTACAGAATACACTGACTATACAGAGCAAGCCACTAGACTATGGGGAGCATTGGTTATAGCTAAAGCCTACGGAGTAGAACTATCACAAATTTACGACAGTGGCGAGAGAATAACAAAAGCTAGACTCACAGTTCTTGCATACAAAACAATGCTAAAAAAGATAGGAAGGAAGACAAAGTTTAAGTGAAATAAGATACTCCTCAAGTGGGAGTTAATTGAACTAATTATCAATGACCTTAAATAACCATGCAATTCAATAGAGCTACACCAGAACTAAAGAACAAAGTACGAAGTTTTATTGACCAGAACAAAGAGCAATCAGCACCAAAGTTGGTTGCTCTTATTCAAAAGAAATTCAATATTATCGTTTCGGAACGAACAGTAAGCTATCAATTAGCTAGTATCAGACAATCACTTAATGAAATCTGAGAAGAACTTACAACAGCTATTGAGCAGATTAACGAAGAGGAAGACAAGAAACCGTATGAGGTTATTGAAAAAGGTGGAGAACTCTGCTACAGTCTCACAACTCAAAAGCAAACCTTCATTATTCCAGTTGCACAGATAGACAAGATGTTCAAAGACTTCTCTCGGAAAGGAAACAATCTTTCTGGAGAAGCTATGAGAGTTAAGTACAAACTACGGCCAGAAGCTTGGAACGCAATCAAGAGTAAACTATCACTCTACAAGGACTCGCATGTAGTAAGTCCACACACACTTGAGAGTCTATCTCCAGAGGATGAGGCACATGCTATTCATAAAGCTATTGAAGACCACATCGACACAAAGGTAGAGAAGTTCACAATGACCTACGATAAAGAGTTTAAGAAACGAGCAGAACAGGCGTTGAAGGAAAAGGCGAACTTCGATTATAAACTTGCCAGGCTACAAGAAGCTATCGAGAAGCACCAACCTATGGAGTTAGACTTTGAGCCTGTGGAGGTGTCGGAAAATGATGAAGCTATAAATTATGTACTTACTGATATTCATCTCGGAAAGATTGATACAGCAGGAGTTATCAGAAGACTCGATGCTATGCTTCAAGATATAGTAAACAGTAAAGCAAAGACTGTTCAGATTACTTGTCTCGGAGATTTGGTTGAAACACTAGCACAAGGGTGAATGCACAAAAGCCAAATAGAATATGGAACTGATGCAAACTACGGATACTGATTTGATGCACTTATGAAGACAGTAAACATATTTGAGAAATGGTTGTACGCAATAGCTAAGAGTGGAAAGAAGGTATATTTCAAGGCGGCAAGTGGGAACCACTGACGTTTCACACAAAACAAAGAAGATGACCACTGGAGAACTTGAGAGCTAGTGATATACGAAATGATTAAACGAGGAGTATCACAACTCGGAATAGAAGTGGAATACTTTAAAGAGAGAATAAATGTATTTGTGTTTGATGGCATACAATACATTATCCATCATTGAGATTGAAACATAGGAAACCAAGCACCAGAGAAACTCATAGTATCACACGCAGACTTCTGAATGTATACAGTTATTCTATCTGGAGACAAACACAACCTCAAGATGTCAGAGTGAAAGAACTACACTCAAATACAAGTGCCTGCACTCGCAGGGCAAGGAAGATATGATAAAGACATGAATTTGCATAGTGAGCCTTGATTTGTAAAGATACTAAGAAACACTTATGATACAGTTGATGTAATAATTAAGAGACTCAAGTAGTCTCTTTTTTAACTTGCATATAAATATTTTTCAAGTATATAGTATTGTACACTTAATAACCTTTATGAACAAACACCTACTTAAAAAGTTCTACAAACTGTACGAAAGTATCACAGAAGTGGAACATTCTATACTCCCTGAAAAGTACATAGAAAACTGATTTGTTTACTTTGAAGATATACACACACGATTATCAAGCCTATACAAAGAGTTTGACGACTCGGAATACTCTGAGCTTGAATACTTACAAGACATTGTAAGAAACAAAGGATACTATGATACAAGTAAGCTAACCGAAGAACATAGTAAGAAGTATGAAAGAAAGATGAGTAAGTGATGAATATTATTTACAGAGAATTGACTTTCTACAAATGAATATGATAACGAATGAGAAACTTGTATTATGATGAACAAAGAGTTTCACGCAGAATGCCAATACTGTTTTATCCCCCTTGAAACACTAGATGAGGCATTAAACCACATGGAAGAAAGAGGGTGGCTTAACACAATATAATTAAATTTTAACACAATGAGAATAGGATTAACAGGCTCGCACTCAACAGGTAAAAGCTCCATCGCTAGAAACTTTAGCAACCACATCGAAGAGATAGCCAGATGAGTTATTGCAGAGAAATGACACCCAGATACATTATCAAAGGAAGAACTAGACGACTTTGAGCTAGTGATAATGAAGAAGCAGATTGAAGCAGAGAACACCATGCAAGACTTCATATCAGATAGAACTGTGATTGATGTTCTAGCCTATGCAACAACCATGTGTAGACCAAGCATGACAGCAAGGCTCAAGGATATGGCAGAGATGCACTTGAAGGATAATCCATACGATTTAGTATTCTATATCCCTATCGAGTTTCCTCTGGAGAAAGATTGAGTAAGATTTGAAGATGATAGTTATCAGAAGATTATCGACTTGCAGATACTCAAATATCTGAAACGATACAAAATACCATACATCACTCTTACTGGAACTCTCGAGGAACGACTTGCAATAATCCGTAAACACATATAATGAGATTATAACTTTCTCATTATGCTTATTCCCATCTCAGATTGAGTCATTCAAGAAGTATTGAAGCTCCAAGCAGTTGAAGAAGGAAGGCTTGGAAACTACACAAAGGTAGATGAACGAATAGACAAATTTCGGAGTCATGTAAGCGACCTTGTAATGTGAGCAGTCATGGTTGAAATCCATAGACTCCAAAAATACCAATTACCATATATTCCAAAATAGCATGCAAGACATCACAATTTTTCGGCATATAGACTGAACAGCCAGAGGAATAGTTTGGAAAAGTTGAGAGCCAACTGATGAAGAAGTAAATCCAGAAGGGGCTACTTATATCACATACACGATAATGCCTAACGAGTTCTGCGACTTTGTCCAGAATGCAACAAAAGAGAAAGTTCACGCGTTATTAGATAATTTCATTATGAGGAATGAAACCTATCCATAAATACACTCTCGATGATGATACTGTTAAGAATATCAGAATGTTAGCAAGGTTTGAAATTCATAAGGAGATAGATCCAAACTGTCCATCTCACTCCGTTATCTGAAAAGAGGAAGTCAGAAGGCGAATAGCCGATACAGTTCTACGAATTATCGTGGAGCAGGAAAAGAAAAAGTTACTTCGGTAGCTTTTTTATTTGACACTGTGAAATATTCGTATATATTTATCTCACTTCTTAATAACCAATTATGAAAACACTTATTTTAATCGCTGTTATTTCAGCAATAGGGGCTACAAACTACGATTTACGTACATGAACACCTGAGGACACTGTACCAGTGAAAAAAACATCATTTGAGTATGTTTCTTGCATGCAGGATTTAAGTATCCAAGACAAGGTAGAATGTGGAACTCCTCCAAAAACATTTGAAAAGTAAAAAATCGGAGTATAATACAAACGACTACAAACTGCGGAGCGGAGGGTAGTTAGTCAGCATCGCTTTAGCTCGAAAGATACATGCATTGTAATACTCAAGCATATTACTCTTATATAACTAGCTTGAAGAACACCAAAATTAAATTTGTGAAATTATAGTTTTGGCGAACATAATTCACTCATTAGCACAACGAAGCCTTTGTAAGAGGTGGCAAGCTAGGTACTGACGACTCAGTATGACGCAATAGCTGAAATGCTATAAACAAAGCACAACCAAGTTATCACTAGTGGCTTACAACTGCTTAGTGATAGCGAATATGGAGCAATAATTCAACTGGTAGAATGTGAAGCTAGACTTCATAGATGAGGGTTCGACTCCCTCTTGCTCCTGCATAGCAGACAAAGTGTAACGGTAGCACATCAGCCTCATAAGCTGGAGGATTGGGTTCAACTCCCATGTCTGCAACCATTGATACGAAAATAGATGATTGGAGAAATCCAAGTAAGACGGAGTATAAACCGATTTAAGACCTATTATCAACGATAGGCTCACTTATCCAGTATCAATAAGACACTTCACTGAATGAAGTAAAATGTCAGCGTTAGATGGACGACGATAACATGGGATAGCAGCACCTTGGCGAACCTGTCGCTACTGAGGGAAGAGACTCAGTATAATCAAGCGATTGCCAAAACTTCTTCCAATCCCAGGAAGATTTTTTTATTTTAGTTTTACAAGGAAAAGGAATTGAGTATACTGCTAAAAGCGAACTGAGTTAAATGACTTTGCAAAATAACAATCCTGTTTAATTCTCCATGTCTCGGTTCGCAAAGTCAGCATAGAGGATTAAACAGGGTTTTTATATTATGAAACATAGAAAGTACTACGAAAAGTGTACAAATAGAAAAATACCAAGTGATTTTCATGTACACCATATAAATCATGACCATTCGGATAACAGAATTGAAAATCTTGTAGCAATACCAGGAGATTTACACATGTCGTATCACAATTTATATTTTTGATTTGATACAGTAAATATACGTTTAACTCCAAGTATCCACATGGGGATGAAATGAATTAATGTATGAGTGCCAGAAGAACAATTAACTGAACTTATGGAGATTTGTAAAGAAATATCATCCTGGATGTTATACAGGGAATATTTATTATGAAACTTTCCTTGTACAAATAATAGTTATTAAATATGAAATACGATTTCGATCAGAATATAGCGAAACAAGTATGAGTAGAAGAAGCAATAATGTACTCAAATATTTGTTGGTGGTGTTCAAAAAATAAAGCAGATAAATCAGAAAGACACTTTCACGATTGAAAATATTGGACTTATTCCTCAGAAAAAGCTTGGGAAGAACTTTTCCCATTTTGGACTGCAAAGCAAATTTCAAGGATAATTTCTAATTTAGAGAAAGCATGACTTTTATTATCAAAACAATTTTGATGAAACGATAGAACTAAATGGTATTGTCCATTAACCCAAACGGTCTTTTGCAAGAACCCAAACGGTCTTTTGCAAGAACCCAAACGGTCTGATGTTATATATGATACAGATAATAAACCTCAGATAATAACCTCAGATACTACTTATGTATTTAGCGAATTAAAAACTAAAGAGCTTATTATTCATGAGAACAGAACAGAACTTGAACTATTGCTCCAAGATTTTAAACAATCCAGAGCAAAACTAAGAAAGCCAATGACTGATAAGGCTATGGAATTATTACTCAGAAAACTCTCGGACTATTCCGAAGCTGAACAAATTGCCATGCTGGAAGAAGCTATCGAAAAAGGCTGGCAGACTATCTATCCTCCGAAACAAAAGACTACTACAGCAAGCAAAGAACGAAAACAATTTATTGCATCTTACAATTTTACTTAAAAAATATGTCAATTATTCTTTACAAAGACCATTACGAAGTTTATATAAAAGGAATGGAAAATCCTATTCTAATCTCTCACGATTGATGAAACGCACTCAAATTATCGCTCCAAAACAACGATTGTCCTCCATTCGTACAAATTAACAACTGATTGTACAACCGTTTCGAGATTGCGAAAGTAGTGCCAGCGAGTCAAAGTTCTAGCATGGTGGAGGAAATGATAGCAAATTTACCAAACGAATTGAAAAACAAAGTACGACAAAAAGTACGAGAACGACAAAAAGAAAATTTGGCATTGACAGAATGAGTAATTCAAAATATTATCAAGGCAATAACCTAAAATAACCACATGCAACAATACCGAAAGAACACAGCAATCCAGGCAATCTCTCCAGATGGAGAAACCATAGTATTCCGAACGATGATTGAGTGCTGAAAACATTTTGGAGTTAATCCAGCTCGAATATACGAGGCAATCAACTGGCGAGGTCGTGTAGTCAATGGGTGGACTATTCAAAAGATAGATTCAGATGGAGAGCCACCAGAATACAACAACGTGCAGGCAAAAATTAACTTAAAACGCAAGCAACAAGGGATAGACAAAGCTATCAACATTGAGAACACCAAGAAACTCAAACGAAAGTACGATTTCTCCTCAGATGGATTTGGAAACACTGAAATGTTTATTATTGAAGATGGAGTAAAAATCCCATACGAGATAGGCAGAACACCATGAAGCAACTCAGTTCGTAAAGCATATAAACGATAATGTTATTCCCAAAATCATCGCTCCCAAAAATGCCTCCATCTGACTGGAAGAAAAAACTTACAGAAAAACCTATTGCAGAAGCCAAAAAAGAAACGGTTAAACCTAAGCCAAAAAAGCCAATTTCCAAGATTAGCAAGAAAAAGAAAAAGCGACTCAAGGAAACAGGAGGGGAAAAGGCTATCTTTCTCGAAGTCTGGAACGAGAGGTGTCATAATTGTGAAGTATGTGGCAAGGCTCTCAAAGAACTCAAAGCTCACACCATTGACCATAAAATTCCGAAGAGTAGAGGCGAGAAATACAGACTGGATAAAAACAATCTACAAATACTATGTTTCCCTTGCCATTACGAAAAGAGCTTCTGACTCAAATACAAGTGAATTGATTTAGATTAAATTTGACACAGTAAAATTATCTGCTACACTACTCTCGCTTATCAATAACCAATCACGATATGGCAAACCAACCATCAGCAGGAGTAACACTCCGAATGTACTACGAACAGTGAAAGAAATGTATTTACTGTGAACACGACTTTATCCTTGGAGATAAATACTACAAACCGACAGTTGAACACATCAACCCAAAATCAAAGGGGGGAAAGAACAAAGATAACCTTTGTTTAGCTTGCTGGAAATGCAACACAATGAGGGGAAACATAGATTTAGACCTTTTCATGAGTGGATACGCAGGAACAACACAACACATAGACGGAAAGACTCAGATGGTTCCTGTAAAGGTTAGATGACCAAAAATGTGGTATCACGGTAATTTTATAAAATGGTAATATGTTTCTAAACAACAAAAATTTCTATCCCACACCGTCTCAGTTAATATCAGAAATGATTGCTCCGTACCTCGATAAAATATGAAGTGAGCATACAACCATACTTGAACCATCTGCAGGTAAATGAGACATTGCCAGATACATCAAAGATAGATACAGGTATGCAAAGATACACCTTATCGAACTAGATGAAGAACTCCGAGAGATTGCAAAACAATACGGACAAATAGTTGACTATGATTTTCTCCAGTTTGAAGCAGATACGGACTATGATTATATTATCATGAACCCTCCGTTTGATAACTGAGATGAACACTTACTAAAAGCATGGGAAATAGCTCGAAACACAAAAATAGTGTGCATTCTAAATGCTGAAACTATCCGTAATCCGTTCTCTGCTAAAAGGAAACTTCTCAAGAACATAGTCGACCAACATGGTACAGTAGAATTTAAACAAAACGCATTTACGGAAGCCGAACGAAAAACAGGAGTTGAGATTGCAATAGTTAGACTCGAAAAACGAACTGAAAACACTTTTAAGTTTGGACAGTTTGAGGAGGAACTAGAATACTTTGCAGAAGTAAAGGAAATGGGGATACAAACTCCAGATAGAATTGAAAACCTGATCCAAGATTACAATCGAGCAAAAGAAATGTACGCAGAATGACTCGCTAAAATATCATATGCTCAGAAACTTGTAAAAACCTTTTCAGGAAATACCAACCTTCTGGACATAGCAAAAAACACTAGCTCAACAAATTGAGCGCTCATTGAAATGTCAGACTCTGTACGGATGGGAGCATGGAACAAGATTATTGAAGAACTAGGGATAAAAAAGTACATGACTTGAAAAGTTCTTGACGCATTCCAAGAGAAAATGAAAGAACAATGAAAGATTGCTCTCAATAAAAGAAACATAAATATGTTTGTGGAAGCTATCATCTACAATTCAGGTTCTATTCTCGAAGAAAATGTTACAGTAGTATTCGACCTCATAACACGATACGACAAAAAGAACACTGTACATATTGAATGATGGGCACATAATGACTGCTATATGGTAAACAAGAAGTTTATACTCCCATGAATAGTCGATTTCTCAATGTGGGGATGTCCTCTCAGATACTACGCAGAAAAGACAGTTTGAGACATAGAGAAGTGTATGGCTTACATATCAGGTACTAGTGAGTATACCACGATACGAGAAGCAATAAACACAGCACACAAAAACGGGGATATGGAATGTGAAAATGAGTTCTTCAAGATGAAAATGTTTTTAAAATGAACGGTACATTTTACTTTTAAGTCTCAAAAGCTCTGGGCAGATTTCAATATTCGTGCCTGCAAGTGAAAGAACTGGATACCTCCAGCAAACGACTGATGGAAGCAATCTAATAAATGGTAGTATGAAAACACATTGACACACACAAACACTATTTATCCAAGCAGGTAAATATAAATGGTCTTACAATTTTGACCACTGCATAAAATGTTGAACTTGCAATTTTAAGCACAAAGGGAAATGACTATGCACTTCTTGCCACGATAAAGAACGAGCCAAGTGAAGAACTCGAAAACAGACACTTAAGAAATCAAATAGTAAATGGATCGAAACCAGTCGAGAGCAATTCAACGACTACCAAAAACAATGGCACAAAGAGTATTACGAAAAAAACAAAGAAATTATAAATCTAATCCGAGCATGACAACGATACCAAAAACAAGGTAAACCAATTATAATAGTTTCCTGAAAGCCTATTCCATTTATGGAACTAACAAAACCAAAGTCTACAACAGACCCAAGATACGAAGAATGGAAAAGAAACGATGTAATCTTTTCAAAACTTAAACTTTTCTTAGAAAAATAATATGAAACAATCAATCTGGACTATCAAACACCCTATCGGAAGTTCTACACTCTACAACGCATGAACATGCGAGGTTAGTTACACAGCTAAATCACTTATACTCTCAAACATTAAATCCGAAAGAATACGACCAAAGAAAGAAGGATGAAAGGTAAATATAAAAAGAGAATGGAACCCAGAAGTGAAGGATGAGGATATAGAGAAAGGGGAGTTCACACTTTACTACCAAAAACAAGGTATACCTTACATTTTCAAAAAATGCTCATAGAAATAAATTACACTCCATTTCCTGCAGTTCGCTCAAATAGAAACTCATGGGACAAAAGAACTAAAGCATATCATCTCAAAATGAACGAGCTGAGAGCTATTCTATCCCCTCAAATTCACGAGATAACCCAAG